CGCTGCCGTGACTAGGGACGAAGTCATATTGCCAAAACCAACCTGCACTACAGCGCCGCCTGCGGTCTTGGAGTAAAGCTTCTGATCGGTAAGATTGACGGCAAGCTCTCCTGTCTGAAGAGCGCCCGCAGTAGGGATGCTCGATGCAGTCGAGGACCGTTTCAACAGAATGCGGCTCGCCATCAGAACGTTCCACCGTCTAGCGTCACGCCATCAATCGAACCGCCGGTGATGGCGACGTTATTCGCCGCCTGGGTCGACATGGTGCCAAGGCCAGAAATGTCAGTATTGGGGATCGTGGCAGACGCCGTGAAGGCAGCGGTGCCGTTGCCCTTAAGGTAGCCGGTGAGCGTGGTCGCCCCGGAGCCGCCTTTAGCGACGCTGAGCGTGCCGCCGATATTGCCCAGGCTCAGATTGGCTTCGTTGACATCAACAGTTGGGTTGCCAGCCACGCCGTCGCCATTAGTGATGGTGACCTTGGTTGAGCCGGCTGTCAGGGTACGCGCAGCCACAGACCCTGCGGCTGTTCGGGCAATTATGCCGTTCGCGGCAAGATTATGCATGGCTAGCGCCTGACCTGTCAGCGCAATGCTGTCAGCAGCTACTGCAATGCCAGTCCCAGCTCCGACGTCGATTGTATTGCCGGTCTTGGTAAGGCCATTGCCGGCTACGATTTGCCCAGCACCGTTGAACTGGACGAAGGCGATGGCCGTGGTGCCGAGCGTGCCACCGGCATCAGCCGTGCAAAGATAGCCGATATCAGCGTTCACCGTGCCTTGTTCGACAAACAGGTACGCCGAGATATGCTCATCCCAAGTGGACAGATCAATTGCGCGTGCCCAAGCACCAGCGGCAACAATATAGACGCCGTTGGCCAAAGCTGTGGTCTGGTCCTTCACCAGCACTCGGTCTCCTGCCACCAGTGCCACGCCGTCGATGGTCATGGTGCCAGAGAGCGAAGCGATGTTCGCGGTAGATGCGGCCTTGACCGAAGCCTTGGGATCAAGCCCCTGAACGGTGAGATCGACGTAATTCTTGGTCACAGCATCCTGGGCAGCTGTCGGGTCTGCAAGACCAGTGATGCGCTGGCTGTTGAAGTCCACAGCAGCGGCAGGCGCCGCCAGTTGGTCCAGCCGGTTGGCGCGCACCCGGGCATCGGTGAAGTAGAGGTTGGTGCCTTCAGAGACGTCGCTGGTGGAGAGCGCGATGGCACCGGTCCGACCAGCAACCGAAGTCACCGGGAACGTGATCGCGACGTTGCTGGCGGCCGTGACCCGGCCCTTGGGATCGACCGTAAGCTGCCCGACTTGCGTCGCCGAACCATAAGAGCCAGCGGTGACACCGCTATTCGATAGGGTCGCTGCAATTGTCGCATTGGCGGTGCCATTGAATGATGCCGTGCCGGTCACATCGCCAGATAGGCCCAGCGTACGCGCCGTTGCCAGCGCGGTTGCAGTTCCGGCATTACCCGAGATTGAACCCGTAATGGTGCTCGAGAAGGTCTTGATCCCAGCGACGATCTGGTCGCCTGACAGCCCAACAAAGGCGCCCCCACCGCCGATCGCGATGACGGACGTTGCAGTGCCGCCAGCACCACCAGTGCCCGTGCCATAGTAGAGCGTGTTGTCCTGTTCGTTAAATGCGAGCTCGGCATTGGCGAGCGATGCCGGAGCCCCGGCCGCACCGCCTACGGCGCGGCGTTTGATGCGAAGAGTATTAGCCATCAGAAATTACCTCCATCGACCAGTCTGGCCGAATTCGTGTTGCTCCACCGATTGTCGGGGGATGAAAAAATGAGCACGTCGCCACCTTCGGGCTGCGTGAGATTGACGTCGGAAAGATCATTGAGAGAACTGAGCGGACCCGGTGGTCCCTGAGGGCCTTGGACCCCAGTACTACCAGTTGCGCCGCGGGGCCCGGCAATCCCTTGCGGCTCGACGACGATAGTCTGAACTGTTTCCAGTATCTGGATGGTGCTGGTCATTCGACATCGAACGTGAAGATCGGCAGGACTTCACGCTCCCCTTCGCCGTTTTCGAGGCCTATAATCAGCCAAACACGGCCCGCCCCTGGACTTAGGGTTGTGGTCTGATCGTCAGTCCAAAGCACTTCGATTTCACCCAAAGCAGGCGGATTGCAAATGCTAACAGTTGGCACAGCAATGTTAGGGCTTTGATCAACAACCATCGCGATCAGGCCAGTAAGATCTCTTCGTTCGCCTGCAGCAATATCTGCGTATAGAGAAGCCCGCAGACGTCTGGTACCACCTCGGCGAATAGTCAGCCTGGTCATGCTTGCACCTCGATTGGAAATGAACATGGCGGAGGCTGAAGCCCCCGCCATTATGTTTATTATGGTTTAGCTGATTCGAGTTTTGGCCGTCTTGCGGAACAGAACGCCGCCGATACCGGTCACGGCAAGAACCACAGTCAGGACATCAGCCTGGCTGAGATTTTCGGGCAAAATACCAATAACGCCGGCAACGCCCCAGAGGCTGCCGATTACGCCAGTCCAGATGGCCTTCGAGGTCCACCAAGGTTTAAGTTCTTCCATCTCTTTTCTCCATTAAAAAACCCGCCAAAGGGCGGGCGGTTGAATTTAGCTTACCTAGGTAAGCTAGCGTCGCAGTGGCATGATTAGGCCTCATTCACTGACAGAATGCCTGTGGCTGCAAGCAGCATAGGCTTGGCGGTAACCGGTGCCTTACGGTAAGGCGGGCGGCGGACTGAAATGCATCGGTCTTTCGCGATCCGACTGATAGTCACGCCATCAGACTGATTGCCGCCGAGCACGTGGTATGCGCCGTAATCCTCGCCGACATAGAGCCCGACATGGCCCGAACCATGTGCGCGCCGGAACACCAGCACATCGCCCAACTGACCTTTTTCGGCCGCTTTGCCAAACTTAGCCCAGTTGCGTGCCCACAGGGGGCCTTCCACGACCGGCTTGCCACCGCGCTTGGCAATCAGAGCCATAAACAAGCCACACCAAGGGATGGAGTCGGCGGTAAAAATCTTGGCTAGGCCTGTTTCTTTGGCCCAGTCGATAATAATAGGATTGTTTGCAGGGCCGGACACTTCAAGGGTGCCGTAAAGCTTGCGGGCTTCGTCCAGCATCCGGGGCAGCGGACGCAGGTCATCGATCCAGCCATAGGCTGATGGTAGCGGGTTCACGGTTGTTCTCCTTTGGCAGGTTAGCGCTCAGAAAAGCCTCTGAAGGCTGCAAAGATGATGGCCCCGGCTGTTACCAGGGTGGAGAGCCACTTAACGAACCGAACGACGCCAGTGGCGGTATTCCAGGCATCAAGTAGGTCTTTGAGTTCCTTACGGACGGCTTTAAGCTCGGACTGCATCGCTTCGAGGTCGGCCCGGATCAGTGCCATTTCTACAATAGGGTCCTGGTTAGACATGGTCAGCCTCCTTTCTCGGTTGGGGCAATAATTTGCTCTTGAAGCGCATCGATCTCGGCCTTGAGTTCCACAATTGCCTGAAACGCAAGTGCGGTCAGCTTGGCGTAATCCACCGCCATCTGGCCGTTTGAACGAATGCGGACTGCCAATGGAAAAACCTCCTCGACATCCTGAGCGATCACGCCAAAATCAGCCTTTCGCACGAACAACCCATCCTCGCCGCCCCGCGCCGCAATGTGGCTATCACGCCAGTCAAACGTCTTGCCGCCAATGCCGAGTACTGCGCTAAGCGCACCTGTGATTGGTTGGACATTCTCCTTGAGAAGCGCATCGGACGCAAAATAGGCAGTGATGTCGCCAGTTGCGCGGATCTCACCGGCCATGCCGGAAGCTGCAGTTCCAATCCCAATCGAGCCGACTTGATAACTGCCGCTTATATTAAGCGCATTGGCGGTACCTGCGAGTGTGGCCGTAGTTGCCGTATTGGCACTGGCGGCAGATCCGCTAATCGATATGCCCCAGGTGCCTGCCGCTCCCACACCGCTTCTGGATGGCACATCGAGGTTATTGCGAGCATCGGCTCCGGTCGCAGCGCCTGTTCCACCATTAGAGATCTGCACGGTCCCAGCGAGCTTGGAAGCTGCAAGCGAAGTCAGCCATACAGGGTCGGCATAGCTCGACGTCGAGAGCAACGCAGCGCTCGACTGCGCAGGCGCGCTGAGCCCAATGGTCCAAGCGCCATAGGTACCGCTTCCGCCGATCGCAGAGACGCTGACAACAAGCGTTCCAGTGCCGCTGTTGTAGGCGGTGATCTGGCCATGCATCCAGTTGGCCGGCGCCGCCGTGTTGGTGACGGTGACCCACTGCCCCACCACGAAGGCTTTGGCTGTTTGGATCGTCAACGACTTGGAGCCAGCGCCAATCCCTAACGAGGTCGTGCTGGTTGCACTGGTACCAGGCGCATTGACTGCAGTAGCTGCACTTGCAGATGCATTGCTTGCATAGCCGTTAGCCTCAACCGCAAGCGCGTTGGCTTGGGCTGCAAAAGTCGGCAGCGCTCCAAGGAATGCATCAGCGCGCGCGTTAAAGTTTGCCGCGTCCGCCCTTGTGGGCGGCGTTGGCAGATCAGTTATAGGCATGGGATACCCTTCAAGGTTAAATCAGGCAAAAAGGATCAGGTCAGGCCTTCAATGGTCAAGCTGCAGTAGCTGACGGTCGGGTATGCAAGATCGATCGAAAACTCTTTGTAGAAACCAAATACGGTAAGGCTCTCAAAGCCCTCCGAGCCAATCCAAAGAACAGGCGTTGCACGAATTGCAGCAAGTGTGCGGTGAACATCATCAATTGCCGAGGTTTGCATAACCACACGCGCGGTCATGCGCTTGGCAAAGGCACGCTCGACCACCGAGGTTGCACCAAACTGGTCGGTCTCCTTGCGCGAATAATCGATGATGCCGATGTCCACCCCGTGCTCGGTTTCACCAATGTCAAATTGGCGGCCCACCAGCAGCGTCCCACAGGAAACCTGATCTGCCGGATTATCACGGGTCATATTAACGGTCAGGACGCCGGTTTCGTAAACAGGCACGTCGAGAAACAACATATTGGTTTTCTGGCCCAGAGGCTCGAAGAACCAGGCAAACCAGGTGTCGATAGCATTGCCGCCAGCATTGAAGCTCTGGGTCTTTGTATAGAGCGGTGCCCCAGAAACTGTCAGCGTCACCGTAGCGCTTTCCGCATTGGTGTCGATCAGAGCAACGCCATCTGTAGCCCCGGGCGCCAGAACCACGTGCAACGACCCTGCCCGGGTTGTTGCTGTGCCAACGCGCTGATCAAACATCGCCCAGCGGTTGGTCGGGCCAATGTCGAGCCACTTGGTTGGATCGCTGGCCGGGTTGACCCCGGTCGATGCAGCCAACGCCTCGTACCGCCGGTGGGTCGCAGTCAGGATGACCCGGGCGCCCACTGCATAGGCCGTGCCGGAGCCCCAAGCAGCGTAGTCATTCTCAGGCGCGGTGCTACTTGACAGCATTGCGTCCGTTAGCGTGGTCGGGCGGATCAGCTTCATGCCGCCGACCTAGTGGAAATGGCATCACCATCAGGCGTGACCCGCTCCAGAATGCGGGCTGTTTTGCTCGTTCCCGACGCGATCGTGGCTGCAGCTATCCGCTGTTCGCCGCGCAGGTCAGACACCTCCTGCCTGAGCGCCTTGAGTTCATCGATCATCGCGCTCTGGCCGTCGTTGGCCGGAATGCTTGGCGTACCCATCTGATTGGCAGTGAACTGCTCCCACCAGCTTGGCGTGGTGGCGGCAGATGTCGCTGCGCCGGATTCCGTTCCGCTCGCCTGGCTGATGATCGCCAATGTCTGTTCGAGGCTTGCCGCGGTCAGGCCCTGAAGCCGGCCCAGATCTTCTGCCGACCGTGCGGTGTTGGCTGCGACCGAAAGCAGAGCCTGGCTCAAGCCCGGCAGCGCCTTGGCTGCTTCCTGGTCACCCGAACGCGCCAGCATCGAGGCGTTGTTAAACGCAGCAAGGGCCACGGCATAGTTTGTCGGCGTATCGCTCATCACGCCCCGGATCCGCTTGATCTCGGCGATCAGTCCATCGGTGATTTGGGCCCATGCATTGCGAAGCTGTTCCGCGGCATTGGCGGCGTCATCGGCTGCCTTTTGTTGATCTTCAAGCGCCCAGACCTGTTCCTGCAACGCCTTGTTGGACATATCGATCTGGGCAAGCTCGAGCGCGCGCAGCGCTGCAGTGTCGCCCTGAAGTTCCAGCATCTGGCGCTCGAGTGACATCCGTTCATCAATAATGGCAGCGGCACTAGCCGCATCCTGCGCAGCACCAACCAGATCGGCGAATGCCGGTGCCAACTGGATCAGCGCTGCATAAGCGGCCTGTCCTGATGCGGTGGTAAGGTCCTGCGCTTCAACCAGCGACCGGAAGCCCGCGATGCTTTGCGGCAGCGCAAGCCCTAGGCTGTCAAAGACCCTGCCCATCTGCGCGGTCTGCGCCGAGGCCTGTTCGGCCTTAGTGTAATAGAGAGCAAAATACTCACCTGCGGCAGACGCCATGTCGCCGGCCGAACCGAACAGGTCGAAGAGGTTCATCTTCGCGCTGAGGCTCAGACCCTCAACCGAGGTGCCCAGCAGGCTGAGCGTACCGGTCACCGCCTCGATACTGGAGGCAACCCGCACCAACGTCTCGAAATAGCCTTCACCAACCTTCTGGAACTGCTCGAGGCCTGGCACCGCAGTCCGGGCGAGATTATCGGCGGCAGCCCCTAAGACGGCGGTCAGCTTCTCCTGGATCTCGGCCCCGGTCAGGCCCTTCAGATCGATCTTGCCGATGTTGACCACAAAACCAGACAGGCGCGACTGCACCTCGCCAAGCGAAAGGCCTAGCGGGCCGGCAGCCGCAGAGATCGCGCTGTAGAAGCCTTCGAAGATCAGGCTGAACTGGCGCTCGAGTTCGGCGTCTGCCGCGGTGTACTGGGTGGAGTAGCTCGAGCCGGTGCTGATCCCGAGGAACTTTTTGGTCTTCTTGATGTCAGAATAATAGCTCGCGTCAAAACCGCCCGACATGATCGATCCGACCGACTGCGCGCCGCCATAAATGCCCTGGCCAACGATGCTGGTCTTGGTGCCAAACAGAGCGTTCACGATGCTACCAAGGACCTTGCCGAGACCGCCCAGCAGCTTGGCGCCCAGGAAGCCAATGGCAGCGCCAATCGGCCCCGCGATCGCCATCCCGATGCCGGCACCAATCAGCGAGCCTGTCTTGCTGCTGGCAAAGTTGGAGATGCCAGTCAGTATTGAATTGGCCGTGCCCAAAAGCCCTGTCAGTTTGGTGCCGGTCTGGATACCGGCGGCAGACGCTTCCATGCCGTTGGTGCGAATGATGAGATTGGTCAGTCCGCCGATATTGGCCTCGATGCTTTTCAGCGATGCCAGCATGGCAGCGGAATAGCGCATGGTCAGCGTGTCGACCTCGCGCAGATGATCGATGGCCCTGGCAATGCTCTCCGATTTGGCCGCGCTGTCGCCAAAGACCGTGCCGGTGCCGTCATTGGCAGGCGTGGGCTTGGCACCGCCGCCACCAAAGGCACCGCCGATTGCGATGCCGAGCGAGGCGATGACGCCTGCGGTGACCGCACCGGCGGCAATGTTGAGCGGGAACGGCAGCGAGCGAATGGCATTCACCACGGCTTCGACCGCCTTGATGCCCGTTGTAATGATCGAGTTGCCCTGTTCGACGCCAGCTCTTGCGGTGTCGGACACCGCCATGGCCGTATCCGAAGTGACCTTGGCAGCGGTCTGCGCGCCGATCAGGCCAATCTTCACAGCAGCGTTCTTGATCGCGATCGCCAGTTCAAAGGCACGGAACACCTTCTCGGCAGCAGCCATGGCTTTGAAGCCATCCGAACCTTCTTTGAAGAACCCCTTCGCGGCCGAGGCGAGATTGCCATAATGGTTGATCTCAGCCGAAGCCTGCGCCGTGCGCGCGTCCGCGTACTGGAACGAGGACCTTCCATATTCACGCTCTGCATCGGCGACGCGGCTAGCAGCGGCCACCTGCGCAGAGGCAAAACGGGTGATCTCGACGGTGATTCCGCCAATCGCCCCGCCAACTGAACCGAAAGCATCGGCCATATTGCGAGCCGCAGCTTCTGTCGCGGAGACCATGTCGTCGAGGCTTGTGAGAAACTGCTCCTGATCCGTTTGGGCAAAGTCAGCCTCCATCAGGCGGGTGCGTGCAGCCCGATACCGTTCCCAGGCTTGGGCGCCGCGTTCGAGGACAATCTGCTCGCGCTCCGCCTCAAGATTGGCGGCTGCCTGCGCCCGCGCGGACTGGCCCAGAAGTGCGACCTGCTGTTCAAGCGGGGCGACCGTTTGGCGAAGGAACTCAGACGCGGCAAACGCGCGGGTTGTCTGTTCCCAGGCCTCACCGGCTTCGAGAATAGCGATGCGCGCCGCGTCAGTAGGCGCCTTCAGCGCCGCCATGGCGACTTCCATGCGCTTGATCTCGAGTCCGGTCTTGCCGATCTTGGCGGTTTCCAGCGCGAGATTGGCAGCAAAGTCTCGGGCAGCCTGGAGAGCACGCTCGGCCTCGCTTGCTTCGCGAGACTGACGGCCAGCACCAGCCCGGTCCGGTTGATCACCGCGGATCTCAGTCACACTTGCAGCCAGGCGCTCACGGGCAGCCTTCAGGCTGTTTTCCCGCCACTGTGCAGAAAAGGCGTCCATCATCCCCATGGCATCGCCAAAGGCCGAGGTGAACTCGTCCCGGACCTGAGCGCCCATCCGCGCCGTCGATCCAGCAAAGCTGTTTTCCATGCGCGGCAGCGCCACACTCTCGATCTGACCGATAGTCGCAAGGCCCACCCGGTCGAGCACCGGGTTGACCCAGTTTGCCAGCCAGTTGAGCGCGGCAATCGCCTTATTGGCGAGATATTCGATGCCTGCGATAGCGAGATTGGCGGCGCCTACGGCCGCTTCACCGATCACGCCAGGCAGCGACGACCAGAGGATCCGGATCGCGTTGAACCCGCCGACCCACCCAGCATATAGGATCGCGACAGCATATTTGCCGACCTGAAGGATCGCTTCAAAGGCGGCGACCGCCCAATCTTTTAGGGTGGAGAACACCGGCCCGAGGTTGAGGCCGTCCGAGACGGTGGTCCACAAACCCTTCATGGTGTCGCCGACCGTGATCCCGACCGGACCGAGCTTCTCCATCTCCTTGGCGGTGAGCCCAAGGCTAGCGGCATATTTGTCGAGTTCACCCGACTGTTTGACGCTGGACTGGAACATCTTGAACGCGCCGAACGCGAGGGCTGCGGCAGCGGCTGCCGCCAGCAGATAGGGGTTGGTGAGCGCGGTCGCTGCCGCACTTGCAGCCAGCCCCAGCAGCGCCCGGGCCATGCCGCCGATCCCGACGCCTGCCTGCATGGCGATCTGACCGATCTGGCTGCCCTGCTGCATGAACACGGTCATCGGCTTCTGGCCTGAGAACAGGCTGACCACCACGTCGTTGAGTTGGTAGACAAGATTTTGCATCTGATGACCGGCCAATTTTGCCGAGCCGCCCATGCGGGTCATTCCGCGCGAGCCGACGGCCTCAATGGCCCGGTCCGCCTGAGCTGACGAAGCCGCCACTTCCCCCATGGCGCCTGCAACCGACCGCTTGATGTCAGCCATCTCCTTCTGGAGCCGGGCAACATTGGTGATCATCTCAATCTCGAGGGTGCCGGCCTTCATTTTGCAGGCTCCTTCGACATCATCAGCGCCCGGAAGGCGTTGGTCACTTTCCGGGAAACTTCATCACGGTTGAGAACGGACGTGGCGGTCCAGGGCGAGGGACAATCCGGCTCGCGGGCGCGGACTGTTTCGGCGACGAACTCCACAGACAGGCGTCGCAGCAGGCGGATCAGCCAGGGCGGCAGGTCTAGCCCCATGCATTGCTGCCACTGGCTTATCGAGCCCCATGAAATGGGCACTGCGCCCATCGCACCGGGATCGGTTGGGCCAACTTCCATCAGCCAGTCGATCACCCATGGGGTGCGGATGGGCGGAAAGTCGGGGGTGAGATCGTCGATGGCCATCCGCTGCAGCCGGGTCAGCGGTTCGGTGTCAGCGTCGGGTTTGGCCTGCTTGGGTGAGCGCGGCTTTGGCGCTGTGCCCAGCCACGCCAGTTGCCGGACGTAGAGGCTCAGCTCTGCCCCGAGCTCTTCGTAAAATTTGCCCAGTCATTGATGTGAGCCGCGACCTGCGTGGCGATGAAACCGATCGAGGGATCGGCATAGGCCTTGCGGAACAGCTCCTGACCTTCCAGCCCATCAGCGGGCGGATAGGTAAAGGCGTTGAAGCTTACGGTGCAGGCGGCCAAAAAATCGGCCTGCTCAGCGAGCTTTTCCTCGGCCGACTGGTCCATCTTCCCGCGCTTCTTGATCTTGTCCATCAGCTGGTTCTGCTGGCGGGCCTGCGCGCGTTGGTAGACCTTCGAGCCCGGGCCGTAGACCGTAATAGAGAGCCGCTTGCCCTTGTCATCAAAGAGCGGGGCGTCGTCGCCGCCGACGAGTTCCACGGTGGACGTGTCGGTTGCAGCGAGTGTGGTGATGTCAAACATGGATTGTCTCCTATGGGGTTGCGATGCGGTGATTTGGGTGCCCAATCACCGCATAGTTTGCGGTGATTGTTGCATTTGCGGTGATTAGGGGTCATAAACGCCGCAAGAGGTGCGGTGATTATTGTGCGATACATTCATCAAAGAGACGACTGGCCCCGATTTCGTTGGGACGAACTGCAAATCGGCTCCAAGCTTACCGAGGTCCGCCATCGTCAAGGGCGGCTCACAGGCCGCATGGAAGCGCTTGGTTTTGGACTGCGCGATGAGGCCGTTCTGCGCACGCTCACCCAGGACGTGCTCAAATCCAGCGAAATCGAGGGGGAAATCCTCGATGCTGAGCAGGTCAGGTCTTCCATTGCGCGGCGTATGGGCCTTGATGTTGCGGGACTGGTTCCCTCCGATCGTAACGTCGAAGGTGTGGTCGAGATGATGCTCGATGCCACGCAGAATTTTGATCAACCTCTAACCGCTGCCCGACTTTTCGACTGGCACGCCGCCCTGTTTCCGACAGGCAGAAGCGGCATGACCAAAATTACGGTTGGCGGTTGGCGAAACAACGAAACTGGCCCCATGCAGGTCGTGTCAGGTCCGATAGGGCGCGAGCGGGTCCACTATGAAGCGCCTGTTGCCGCGCAGCTTGATACTGAAATGCAGGCATTTCTGGCATGGTTCGACGATGCATCATCGCTAGACCCCGTCATCAAGGCGGCAATTGCTCATATCTGGTTTGTGACCATCCACCCGTTTGATGATGGGAATGGGCGTATCGGCAGGGCGATTTCCGACATGGCCCTGACGCGCTCTGATCGCAGTGCACAGCGGTTTTACAGCATGTCTGCGCAAATCCGGACTGAGCGTAAGGCATATTACGATCAGCTCGAAGCAAACCAGAAGGGCGATCTGGATGTTACAGGCTGGCTGACCTGGTTCCTGGATTGTCTAGACCGCGCCTTTGATGGGGCGGAAGAAACGCTGGCTGCCGTTCTGAGCAAGGCAAAGTTTTGGGAGAAGTACAGCCCCGCAGGCCTCAATGCCCGCCAGACCCAGATCCTCAATCGGCTGCTTGATGGGTTTGAAGGTAAGCTGACCAACGCCAAATACGCCAAGCTTGCCAAGACATCGAGCGATACATCGCTGCGTGACCTCAATGACCTGGTTGCCAAAGGTATCCTGCACAAGGCCCCGGCGGGAGGACGCGGGACCAGCTATCACCTGCCAGAAGATGATTGATAAACCAGCCTGATATCGATCATCACGGCGCCAGCACCTCGACAATGCCCACGCCGGCAGAATTGGTGGTGAGTTCCAGCGTCACAGTGGCGGTGGTGATCTGGTCGACCGAGCCGACGTTGACCTTGAAGCTCATCACCTGCGCCTGGAAGTAGTATTTATCGCCGTTCTGGGTGGTGACGAGAAAGCTAAAATCTGCATCGGACATTGATGCAGATTTTAGAAGGATCTGGCCGCTATCATCGGTATCAAGACCCATCAAGCACAAGCAGGCTACCTGATCCTGTCAGGTAGCCAAATCGTTCTTGGGGTGATTGATTTGGCTATCCACCGCACAATTCTCGGCGACTGTCGGTCCGTTAGCCGAAGCTCTTTTTCTCGTAGATCATGGTTATCGCCTGCCCGTCCCAAACATAGCAGAGATGGCGTTCCTGCCGGCAATTGGACAGGAAGCGAGGGCGGAATACCGCAGCGCATTCGCCGCCATCATGGCGGACGCTGTCGTAAACGATCCCGTTGGAACCGGATTCCCTAAGCTCCCGCGCCAATTCTTGCGACATGGCGTAGCGCGTCGAGTGATACCAGGTCGGGTTGCTCACCTTTGTCCCGCGAATGTCATGGAGGTCAGCGACGAGATCCACTGCATAGACCCGCATATCGAGTTCCTGCGCCGGCTCATCGGTCGCCTCGAGAAAACCGATGCGGTGATGCTTTGTCTCGGCAACCGCGGTTTCGAGGTTCAGACTGGTATAGAACACACCGTAACTGCCATCGGTAAAACGATCCCCGTCTGGCTTCAGATGCGTGAAAGCCGCCATGATCGGGGTAGTGCCGGGGCCTGAAACGCGGTCTTCGCGCGGCACCAGCGAAATCTCGCCGACTTCGTCGCGAAGACGGTCGTTGGTCATCGCCTCGATCTGGAAGACGGCCTCCAGATCATCGGGATCGGCGACCGCATCAAACAGCCCAACCGGCGGAAACCTGCTGGGAACGATCCGATAGCAGGGTAGCCACTCAATCCTGGCAATTGGGAGGTCACTCATCCGCGCTGAGCGTCGATATACTGGCGCACCACATAAAGGTCGGCGACATTGCCCGAGGTCATGCGATCGATAGCCGGACGGCCGCCGAACACACTTGCCTTGTTGGGCTTACGCACCCAGCCGTGGGCGCTTTTGGGAAGCAGGATCTGCAATCCCTTGTAGATGCCCATCACATAGGAAATGCGCTCTAGCGCATCCTTGGGAATTGCCGCGACAGCACCACGTTTCCAAGATTGGAAGGTCGAGCGGCTGTCGAGGCCCAGGATGCGCATCTGCTCCTGCTCTTTCAGGCCCCATGCATCGGCAATCCTGAAGAACGTCCTGAGCGCAGGCCCTGTCAGATCCTTGCGATCAGGCTGGCTGGCAGTGGTTGCGGATTGCATAGAGGGACTCCTTTCACGCCCATATGTTCACTTTACTATAAAAATGTCAATCTATATCAGAAAATGAACATTGTCGCTCCGTCAGGGCGCCAGCACCTCGACAATGCCCACGCCGGCAGAATTGGTGGTGAGTTCCAGCGTCACGGTGGCGGTGGTGATCTGGTCGACCGAGCCGACGTTGACCTTGAAGCTCATCACCTGCGCCTGGAAGTAGTATTTATCGCCGTTTTGAGTAGTAACAAGGAAGCTGTGATCGGCATCGGACATTGATGCGGATTTGAGCAAAATCTGGCCAGTATCATCGGTATCAAGACCCATTTGGATGGTCATCGTACCCTGATTGAAGCTGCCCTTTTTCTTCACCACACCCCGGCTTCCCACGGGGTTGAAGGTCACGAGATTGAACTCACGGCCAAATTCGCCAAGGTCAGAAACTTCGCCAACCACCGTCATGGTGAGCGCGTTGTAGCCTGTGGGGTCAAAGGTCGCAGGAGAAGATGCTGACACCTTTAACGTGGTACCGGCAGAAGTCCGAACAGTCATAAATTAAGTCCTTATTGAGGGGAGGCTTCAACGCGCCTCGTTAAATGAGACGCGCAAATCTTGGCTTTGCATGTGGATACCGGTCTCCTCGTCGAGGAAATCTGGTCCGGCGGTGTCTGTGTGGACGGTCACGTCAAAGAGCCCGTCGATGGTTGGCATCTGGTCGGCAGCCGCCTTGCGGACAGCCGCGAGAATGGCTTTTACTTGGCGGTAAGTCGCCGCCAGCACTGTCACCTGCACGCGCTCGGTCACCCGGCGTTTGAGGCTCGGTGCCAGGATGTTGCGATCAGCGCTGCTGACCGACATCAGCGATATCGCCGGCAAGTTTGTGCCCTGGGGCAGCATTCCAGCGGCAATACGCGCTTCTGGAACAAGCGCCGTCACCCTGGCCTCACCTGCAAGGAGAGATCGGACCACAATAACCCCGTTCATTCGTCATCGACTTCAAGCTTTGGAGCCTTGAGATCGCCAATCTGCACGCGGCGGGCGATGTAGGCGCCCATGGCGTTCACCGCCTCCTCGGCCTTCTGATCAAGAGCGGGGCGCAAGAAGGGTTTGGCGGCGTGGCCCGGGTGCATAACCACGGCACCGACGAAGTTCTCGCCAATCTTCAGGCTGCCACGTTTCACCATCTTGTTGATCGTGCCGATCGACACCGCACGGGGGCCGCGGCGTGTCTCGCGTACTGGCTTGTCTGCATCGGAAACCGAAATCAGGTGCGGCGCAACGCCATATTCGATGAACAGCCCGAGATAGGAGCCTGACCCGCGCAGTTTGACGTAGGACGATAGCTTCGACCCCTCCGCCCGGGTGCCTATCCCGATGGCCTTCTTGAGCTTGCCGGTCTTTACCGGGACATTGGCCTTCGCCTGTTGCTGGATCACCTTGGCGCCAGCGCGAAGCCCGCCGCGGATAACGTTGCGCTCAAGGTTCTTGGGCAGTTCATCAAGCAAGCGCAGCAGTTCAGGTCCGCCTTTCAACTTTATAGTCATGGTGCGGTTCCTTGACTGGAGTGTTCTTCGACCATGATTTCCATGGCCTCGCGCCGGCCAAGCGTCGCCGGGCCAGAGACAATCTGGTGAATGCGATTGTCGAAGATGACGCGCATATCAGCAACGAGCCCCGCCAAATAACGTATCCGGATACGCGCAGGCCTGCGAGCAATCTGGACACTGTCCGCTAAACGTTCAGCCTTAGATGGAAGAATGTCCCTCACCTCGGCCCAGACATAAGCAAACTGTCCCCAAGTGACCTGTTCGGTTCCGTATTGCGGGTCCCGTGTGACCAACTTGCGCTCGATCCGGATCCTTGTGTCGAGGCTCGAGGCTAGATCCAGCGGCATTTGAGCTGTCCCAAGAGGCTCTCGAAGGCGAGACAGGGCGCGCCTTCACGGTTCTCAAACATAGAGGCAACTTTGACCAGGATCGCGGCCCGGGCGATCTGGAGATCAGGGGCTGTGTCTGAAAATCCGGCTGACAAGGTGATCTGGATCAGACCGTCTGTGCCAAGCTCTGGCCATGATGTGGCCGAAGCCGGGCGGATGCGGGTAAACCCATTGCGCCGACGAGCGACATAATCACTCTCCGGCAGGACGGTCATGTTGCCGTTTGCCGCGGTGTATCGGATTTGGACCACTGTGCATGGCCGGATCGGAGGGGTTATTTCGTCTTCCCATCCTTCCAGTTGAAGTTCGAGGGTCTGCTCGCACAGTCTAAGCCCGGTTTGCAACTCAAGCTCAGCCTGAGCGGCATCGAGTTTAGCGCCCAGCAAGAGATCCTCATCCCTTGCATCAAGTCGCAGTTGCTGCCGGGCTTCCTCAAGCGTCACGGCTCTGTCCTGTGGCGGAGCGATGACGAGTATCTGGGACATCAACCAGCCTTGTTGGCAATGTTCGCAGCAGATTTGTTCAAGACGTTCGGCGTTTCTTGCTGCTTTGTCTTGGGCGCTGTTTCAGATTTGGATAGCGCGCCAAGCTCTGACTTTACCGTAGCCGCAACCACTTCAGTGGCAAGACCTCGCTTGATGAGGCTCGCTCCTGCCAATGCGTCGATCTCAAAGGTCTGGCCGGTAATAATATTATCTGAACTCACGCTACTTACGTGAATAGTATCGCGTGCCTTTAAAAGCATGGCGGCGTTCTCCTGTAAAATGAGAGGCCGGCCCCTAAAAGCCGGCCCTCTTTCATCAAATCTTGGTAGCTGCCGTCGCTGCGGCCGCAAAGTCACCCTTCACAAAGGCTTCGGGCCGGTAGACCGCAAGCGCAAGGCGTTCTTCTGCCAGCACTGTCACCAAGTTTTTGCGGAAGTTCTGGTCATCTTCGGTAGAAATCTCGACCACTGCATCCATGCGATCGAAAATCTGGGCACCCAGTTGAAACGCACCTGTCAAGAACTTGCCAGTTGCCATAGACTGCGTCGAGACGACCGGCTGCCCCCAAAGCGTTGGCGTAAGAGTGCCTTGCGGGTTGCCAACAATAAACCTGCCCTGACTATCTTTAAGCAGTTCGATGGCTGCCCAATCTGCAGGATGAAGCACTACGCCAGTTGACATCAGTTCCGAGAGCGCTGTCTGCAACATTGCAAGGCGCAGCACATCAATCCGGGTCACCGTTGCAGGGATCGTAATCGGCGGCGTAAAGGCTGTTGCCTGCGTGTAAATGCCGGCAAGGTCCGTGCCTGTTCCGCTGCCGTTTAGCAGCTGGTTTTCTTCAACAAGCGCCAATCCGTAACGAAGCCGTCCGTCGATGTAGGATTGAAGCATCGGCACGTCGTCAAGGATCTGGCGTGTCGCCAAAACCCAGTGCGCGATCGTCGTGACGTTACTGGTCAGTACATCAAACTTAATGTCCGACTGCGGCTTGGTTGCCCCTGCGGTCTCCGAAAGCGAAGCTGCCGCATTGGCATAGCCGGTCTCTTTAACATACTGCACTGAATTGCTAGCAGTCCG